GGCAAAACTAAATTGTTAAAAGGAACCGTTGTCTGAAAAGCTTGAACTGTTGTGCTTGGAGTAACAGCAGATATTGTGATTTCAGCGTACAAAAATGAAGTTGTGCCGTTATAAATCCAAATATCTACAATATTTGCTACTGTTGTACCTTTGGCAGTGACCGTAATTGCATCTACTTTTGTTCCATTGGTAGAAGTTGCAGTCAATTGAACTAGGCCAGTTGTTCCTGAAATGTTAGCCCTAGAAGTAATCGCAGTAGCTGAGGTCAGCGTTGCAATTCCAACAATAGGAAAGACCGGAAAGATTGGTGAAGTATTAGCAGCCATTTATAAGAAACCTCCAAAATTTTGTTGCACTGTTACATTTAATGCTGGCGGATAACCCGAGCTAGACCAAGTAGGCGCGACAGATGGTCCTTGAGAAGTAAGAACTTGACCTGCAGTACCGTAAGATCCATTAAATGCAATTTGATTATTTATACCTGCTGTTATTGCATCAATAGCATTATTGTTTGTAACAATACGATAACTATTAGCGCTATATGTCCCAACAACAAGATCACCGCTATACGAGTAAAGGTATCCATTATTAGGCTGGTTAAAAGAACCTAATACTTGTGCGGTAATAGTTGTACTTGATACCGTCATAGCAGCACTCATTGTGTAAGTGCCTACTCCGCCAGGTACATAAAAGTTGTATGTTCCAGAGGCATTTGTTGTTGTGTTTACGGAAGCCAAGGCTGCGTTAACAAGATTAATGCCGTTGCCTGTCGCAGTAAAGCTGCCTACAAACGTTCCTGCTGGTATTCCTGTACCAGAAATAAGATACCCAATTGCAATACCAGAAAGTGATGAAACATATAGTTGACTTGTTCCTGTGGTTCCCCCACTAACCCAAGTTGGAGAAGCTGATGCTGTTCCAGTCGATGTTAACTGCGTAGTAATTGTTGTCCCTGCGGTAATGCCTGTGCCAGTAAGCGAAGCGCCATAAAGCAAATTACCTGTTGTTACCGCAGAGATGGTTAACGTTGTTGATGATCCGCTTGTAGATCCCGTTCCACTAAAAGCTCCATACCCAGAACTGTTAATGCCCGCGTTGACATAGTAGCCAAGGTTGTTATAAATAGCATAGTCTGTGGAAGCAATTCCGCCAGCACTTTGATTTTGTATAGCGGCATAAATATAGCCATTAAAATTGCCGGAAAACTCGGAAACTATATTAGTATCTTGGTATGTTAGTGTGCCGTAGTTATATACGCCCGTACTTGATGGACTTGAAATACTAGCTGTAGCAGTATAAGCGGGATTTGTAGTAAGCCCGCTAATGTTTTGAATTACGGCTTTTTCGGCAGGGTATGTACAAAACACCGTCAGTGTATCTGATGTGCTAAAACTAATTAGCGAAGTGTTTCCTGAACTGTTAGACAGCACCGTTGTGCGAGACAGCGTATTACCAGAGGAAGTATAAGAACCAATCCCAACCTCCCAAGTAGCCGCAGTAGGATCTACGATTGTGTAATAAGTGGAGTTGCCGTTACCAATCCCGTTAGAGAATGTCTGAAAGCTGTTTACTGCGCCCGATAGATTAACCGAGCCTGTGCCCGTGGCTACAGTGCCATTCTCCTGAACGCGATCCGCAACTACAAAAGCCATTCATAATCCTTACGAGGTTGCGGTAGTTGTGTACGTGACACTTACTGTGTCTCCTGCGGTTGTTGTCTTAGCTACTGCAAATCCACCTGCACTCCAAAGAGTTCCAGTTGTTGAGCTTTGTGTTGAGCTTGCGCCTGTACCTGTAACCAAGAAACATCCTGTAATCGTACCGCCAGAACCTGTGATTGTGTAAGTAATAGCCGTTGCAGAACTCGTCACAATGTTAGAGCCTGAAGTTGTTACGTTATTACCTGTAGCAGTAGCAAACACTGCTGTGCCGCGAACGGCAGAACCGCCAACGGTATAGTTCGTAAACTCTGTCCAATCTGAATGAGAAGACATTGTGTCTGTAGGTGAATACCCTGTACTTGTAGCAATAAGACCAAGATAAGGTCCAACAAGCGTATAGCCAGAAGCAGTATACAAAGTGGTGTTCATCATTAGAATCTTACCAACCTGTACAACCTGGTTCTCAAACCCTTCTTCCCACTTCACATTACCGCTTGCGTCACGGCAAGTCATAGTCCAAAAGCCTTCTAAGCCAACTGGGTTGTCTGCTTTTGCATTTGTATGGAGCGTAGCTACTGCATAATCTCCACATCCTTGTACTTCGTTAGTCATTGTGACTCCTTAAGAAATTGTTATAACAGCAGTAGATGAAGTTGCTGCGGGCCAAGTTATTGTGAAGTTACTCATAGTAATATCACTGCCAAAATTTAAAACTGCTACCGAGTTTCCTGTAGTCGCATTGTAGATTAAAGCGCCCCTAGCTGTAATAGTTGCGCCCGTCCAGGTCACATTATTAAAGTAAGGAAATGCTACGTTATTCGCTAAATCTACGCTTGGGTTTTGAGGAATTGTGATTGTATTTCCACCAGCTGTATAACCAGTAGCCACAACCTCATTAGAAGTTCCGGCGTATGTTGAAGTTGTATTGCTAAGAGCAGCCAACCCAGTATACAAAGCAACCTTATATGTATAAGGAGAGCTTGTTGTAAAGTTAACCAGACCGTTTAAGCAGTCTGATTTAAACTGGGTAGTTTGGGTTTGGACGATCATATAGCAGCATTACCTTTAATATTTGTATTGAGCTTTGTTTGACCATCCCTGTACGCATCGCCTCTCTCAAGTCCATCACCAAGGCGTTTAGCAAGTTGAAGTGCTTCAGAGTACTTATCTTCGTAGTACTTAACCATATCCTGCTCACCCTTCATGAAGATCATTGCTTCGCGCATAGCTCCATATAAAAGCACGGGATCAAAGTTATCCCCCAACCAGCTTGTGCCAGTTGAGTTGTTAATCGTTGCGACTGGAACGGAAAAGCCAGAACCAGAGCCGCCAACATAGGTAGACAATACGCTTAATGTATCTCCTACCTGGTAGAAGTTACCGCCATTTTGCAGGGTAACTGAAGAAACCGTTCCGCCAGAACCGATCAAAATATCTCCATAAGCGCCGTTTCCAGATCCGCCAGACAACGGTACATTCTGATAAAGACCAGGAGTATATGTAGATCCAGCAGTTACCGATCCAAGGCCAGTAATAATGCCTTGAACGATTGAGGGTGGATAAAAGAAATAGTGCAGTTCTACGTTATAAGTATTTGTAGAATCTGGGGTAGGACCAAGAATACAAGATAACTCATTAGCATTGCCGTACTGAGGGCCAAATATCGCATAGTATTTTGGCGTGCCAGTAGCATTTGGGCTGGGATAAGCTTCTCTAATAAAGTTAACGTCTTTATTAAGCAGATAAGTAAAAGGTACAGTCGTATAGTCAGACGTATAAACAGCTATTGAATAAGTAGATAGCCAATCTAATGGCAAAGATAAATACTGATTCCCGCCGGTTAAAGTACCCGTTACGTTCTTACGGAGTGAGGCAAAATTAATCGTGTTATACACACGCTCCTCACACTGCTGAACGAATATAGGAATATTTGAAAGAAACAAAGACTCCGTATTCTCAGCATACGCTTGGATCGTGTTGTAGAGAGATTCGTAATTGATTTTCAGTCCCCTGGTGTATTAAGCCATTGGCCCTCTGGACATAAATCCACGCTCAGCAGCACCTGCGCCACGCATCTTTTGACCGTCAGTTTTTACATCATCAGCAGCAGGATCGCCCATGCTTACACGCATAGCGGCTGTTCTTGTGTTTTGTTGGCCAGCCAATAGTCTATTAGGATCTTGAGTAACAAAAGAATCCGTCTTAGGGCTAATCTTTTCGCCATTCATTTTGTGCGGTGCAGCATAATCAGATGCAGGTTTATTATTTTTAGCCATTATTTGCTCCCAGGTTTTTGGTTGCGTGCACGTGCTAGATTACGGCCCATAGCTTTCATAGCTTTGCCTGTTACACCGCCCTTAGCCATTTTCTTTACGCCACCGCCTTTTTTAAGGGTAAGTTTTGTTCCAGGACCGCTTTTATGTTCTTGTTTATCATGCTCTTTAAAAGCTTTTTTGATCATGGCTTTGTCTTGAGCCATATCATCATCTTGCATTTCTTTTTTAGCCATTTTCTACTCCTACGTTATCGTTACAGAATTTACCGTGCCATTTGCAACCAAATAGTTTGGCGTTAACTTTCTATCAAATCCACTAGCCCCACCTACTGGACGCCAGCCCCACTGAATAACTCGACTTCCAGTCTCTGGATACCCAACTTCATTCAATGTGTTTAGCACGCCATTTTGGGTTTGCAAACCACTGTTACCGGAACCATAATAACTTATATCAGGTCTTGGCTCACGAACCGCTTGCGGATCGTTAACTGGATACATACCCAATTGTAGTTGTGGATGATCTGGGTCCCAACATTCTCTGCAAACTTTAATCGAATAAGGTTTGGTTTTTATTGTCTCTTTTTTAAGCTCTACAAGTTTGTATCGTTGACCGCATCTGTCACATTCAGCAATCGCAAACTTGCCAGAAGAATACTTACTTGGCATGGCTACCTCGAATAGAAGATGTTCCTAGGAACCCAACGAATCGGGGCAGTTTCTCTGTCTTCAGTAGCCGCTAAATTAAACTGATCCTCGTAATCTTGTTTAAGCATCATTACCCGATTTGGGTCAACTTCAGGCTTTTTAACGCTTATAAAATAAGCAAGCCCAGCCACAAAACAGTTAATAAACCTAAACGGTATATCCTGGATATTTACTCCACCGCCTGCATCTTGAATACGCCTCATGCGCCAATATACAAGTGTGTATGGGCCACCACCTGAATCTGGCGTGGGCCAAACGGTCAGGTTAGGAAGATATTGTATTGTTACAACTGCACCTGCAGTATGCGCTGCAGCGGTTGTTCCGTTTTGACCACGGTAACAGTTAACAATTTGGTTACCGCTAATATTAGCGTACCCAATAATTTCATTATCTAGCTGAATATACCCAGAAGACCGTAAGTTCTGGGTAGTGCTTAATGTTAAAGTCGTGTCTGTTGCAAGGCAAGTACTTGCAAGAGTTATAGTTGTTGTGTCTGAATTGCCAGTTTGGCGGTTATACCAAACTTGGATTGGGCGCCCAGTCGTTAATTTATTAGGTATAGTGGAATAGGTACTTTCACTAATACGGCTTAAATTAATGTCAGATTGATTAGAGGGGCTAGTATTACTTGTACGGGTTACAAGATCAAGAATATCAATAGTATCAACTGGAACATTGTAAAAGGCTTGCCCCGTAACTAGGGGGATTACGCATTCTTCAACAGTCCAAAGATTAATACCGCGGTTTGACCACTCAATGGTCATAAGATTTATTGACCTACGCGCCGTGCGTAAGTCGTATCCAGACCGCATCTGAAGACCGCAACGCTCATACGACTCCTCGACTAACTCGGTGAGATCTAAATTAAACGCTGTGGTTCCAGATGTTTGTGCCATTATTAATTGGCTTTATTAGATGCTGATTGTTCTTGAGCAACAGTCTGTGGAGCTTCAACTACTGGGGCTACAACTGGAGCAGCCACAATTACTGGGGCTTCTACTGTCGCAACTGGAGCCACTACTGGGCCTTCAATTACTGGAGCAGCAGGTTGTGCAATATCAAGGTGCTCTTCCAACTTAGCCAATAAGGCTTGAGTTTCTTGAGTTATTGCGCCGTGAGCAGCCTCTTGAGAAGCGGCTACATGCTTAATCAAAGCATATAAATGCTCAACGTTTGCTTCGATGTGTTTGAGTAAACTCATTTTTTCTTCCTTGTTTTGGCTGATTTAATAAAATCTTGTTTAGTAGGGGCGCCTTTTGCCCCTGGCTTTCTCATTTTTTCTTTTGAACCATGCTTAATCCGGTCTTGCTTTGCATGGATATTGGCATAAAGTCCAATAGGTCCGCCGCTTTTGTATACCTCAACATCATTTGGATTGTCCTTTCGAACAATCTTCTTTTTATCAGGCATTTTGGACGGGTTTACTGCACCCATCCCACGGCTGGCCATCATTTCTTTTTAGCCATTCCACCACCGCACATAGCTTTGACGTGCTCGTGATGTTTCATGTGACCAGCAGCGTGTTCACCGTATACTTTGTGATGGTGAACATGACCACCGTCTTCCATTTTTTCCATCATATGCACGTTATGTGTATGAGCTGGAGTTGCTTCCTTCATCATTGGTACTTCGCGTTCCATAATTACTCCTTAACAAAATTTACCACGGGTTTTGCCTTTTTGAGCAATACCATCTGCACGAGCTGAGGCTGTTCCGCCAGAGGCCATCTTCTTAACAGTTTTGCCGCCACGTTTCATTCCGGTGTCGCTACCTGCCATTTTTTCTTCGAGGTCACGAGTATGTCCACGTTTTTGAAGTTTGGACTCACCGAATTTACCATGTTTGTTTGATCCTTTTTCTACGTCTTCTGACATAGTTTTAGGACCCATAGTTTCACCACCTTTAGCCATTTTTTTCATAGATCCACCTTTTTTCATACCAGGAGTTGGGGCCATACCGCCCATACCAGTTTGAGGTGGCATAGGAGCTTCAGCCATTGCAGGAGCAGGAGCACCCATTTCTGGAGCAGCTGCAGGACGACGTTTAGCTGCGATCATTGCAGCTACCATTTTTGGGTTAATTTTTGACTTGGGCATATCACCACCTTTTGAGAACTTCTTACTTTTATCAGCATCGCTGAAATCTTTCCCAACAGATTGTGGGATACCTACCTTTTTAGCAAACGCTGGGTTGTGCGCCACCGCCGCCATTAAATTATGTTGAGCTTTGGACTTACTTGGCATCTTTCTTTACCAACTTTTGAACTGTATCGGTTTCCCAAATACGAATCATTAAATACACCAATGATAAAACACTTGTTATAAAAAACACGGTAGGCTCCATCCAACCCATCATTCCAAGGAACGTAGTTGTAACAGCAGCTCCATCAGCCATTTCTTTTACGTCATGTCCATTCATAAATATTTACCCCTTGTGTGTCCTCTCGATGCAATACCATCAGCGCGTTTAGAAGCATGTGAGCGAACTTTACCACCTCTGCGCATATTTTCGCTACTGGGTTCTTTTGGCTTGCCAATATCGTCGCTTGGGCTTGAATCGTAACTATCTTCTGATTTTCTGGGGGCTGGCTTAGCAGGTTTTTTGTCTAAATCTCCGCGTGCGATACGGTCTTTAGACTCTTTAGAAAGTTCGACTTTTTCAGTTGGTTTAGCAGCTTTTTCTGCTAAATTGCCAAGTCCAGACTTGTCAACCATTGCTTTACCAATTCCTGTCTTTTCGTCAATCTCACGACCTAAGTTATAGCCTTCTTTAAGCGCTTCAGCACCTGCGCCAATAGCGCCAAGACCACGAGTACCACCACGTACGCCAGCAGCTTTAATAGCATCAAGAGCAGCGCCTTTTACGCCTTCTGGTGGGCTTAATGCTTTACCTGCAGCGCGAAGATCGCGCCCAATGTTTTTAACATCGTAGTCAGCAGTTGGTATTTTGTCCCATCTAGTAGCCATATTAGCACTTCCAAGCTTTAAGAGATTTGTTAATTCTGCTATCTGGATCGTTCTTTTTCTTTTCGCCAGTTAACTTCTTTTTCATGCCTTCCATTCTGGCACAGAACGAATCTTTTCTTGAACCGCCTTCAGGTTGTGGGGGTTTCAAGTTATGTCCTTCTTTTTTAGCAGAAGCTCGCCCCTTAGCATTTAAACCGCCATTTGGGTTTTTACCTTCTTTGCGTTGCCATGCTGGAGATTTTGCCATGTTATGCCATTGCCTCTTGACAGACTACGTTTACTTGCATTGTTGCGCCAGCAGAAGTAGTAACCGCTATCGTCAAAATATCGGGTACGTTACCTCTAATGTTGGTGAGCACTGGGAAGAAGTTACTTAGATCAAGCTGCTGCAAACCATTATTAGCAGTAGAGAACGCGTAAACGACCTCACCACCAGACAGTTCAGTAGCGCTTAAATCCTGCTGAGCAAACGAGTTGTATGAACCCAAAGTGTTCAGAGCAACAAAGTTTGCGTTAACTAAAGTAGTTTGGTTAGTCGGTGTAGACGCGATCAACTCAACCAAGCAAGTTGCTGAAGAGTTAATCAACAGTGTTGTTGGTAGTAACTGACCACGGTCAATCAAACCGATTTGATAGCTATTACCTGACGCTGGGGCATTGTTCAAGGGGTTACCTGTCACAACATCTTGGAACGTAAGTGTGCTAACTGTGTTAGACATAATACGCCCAGTGTACGGGGCAGTAGCTGCGCCATTTGCTGTAATATTTGTCGTTGCTGTTGGTGAAATGTTACCAAAATACACCACTGCCGTATTGGAAGAAGGTAAAGAGTTAATTGTAAATATGCCGTTATACGCATTTGTACCACTTGAAACCGTTACACCAGACACAGTGATCTGATCGTTGATATTCAAGTAATGTGGTGTAGAAAACGTTATAGTGGCATAGTACTGTGTAAGACCCGCAATAGTTGTACTAGCAAGCCCAGACCAACCAGTAATGGATGGCAAACTAGCTTGATAATAAATAAACTTACCAACAAACTGATTAACACCCCAATACGTTGCAGTTGGAGTTGTTGCTGCTCTCCCCAAGAATGGATAGTTAACAATCTGAATAGTCAACGTAGTTGTTGTATTAACTTGCTGAATCAAATATGTTGCGGCTGGGTAAGTTGTTGTACCAGTAATGTTACCTGTAGCACCTGCAATAGCGGATGCGCTACTAACTGTATATGTACCGGCAGCGCCAGCAATATTGAAGTTGTAAGTACCGGCAGCTTGAGCAGTCAGAACGTTGCTTAAGGTAACTGTTGCACCTTGGATAAAGTTAACAATAGTACCTGCAGGTACGCCTGTACCAGACACAATCATACCTGCGCTAATATTATTACCAGAAGATAACAAAATAGTACTTGTACCTACAGCGCCCAAACCAACAAATGTAGGTGTAGCAGATGCTGAGTTAGTTGCAGTTAATTGATTAACGATTGTAGGAGAACCTGTAATACCTGTACCAGTCAAAATTTGACCGTTATTGAAGTATGTATTGGCTGAAACCGTTGTAACTGTAAGCACTGCACCGGCTATAGTGTAAGCAGTAGCGATACCGTTTTGTGTAAACGAACTTAGTGTGATGTACTGTGCGGGTTGGTTTTGAGCCGTAACCGTAACAGGGTATCCATGCGCACCGCTGAAAGTAATTAAAGCATTACCACCGTTACCTTGCCCAACAACTGAGCTTATAGTGGCTGATCCCCCAACTGCGCCAGAACTACCAATCGTAAGTGACGTTTGTGTACCGCTTGATACCGCAGCATAAGTTTGGTCAAATAAATTTGTACCCATTGGCTTCATGCGGAAAGACATTGCTGGGTAGCGTTTAGAACTTGCAGGAACCGTTTGGTTCTGTGTTACTGCATCGTTGCCATATGAATAAGTAAAGCCACGTTGTGGGTCACGACCGCCTTCAATAAGCACTGACACACCGTAGTGAGTCATCACAGACGCCGCACCTGTGGTTGAGTTTCTTTGTTCGTAACGGACTGGCAAATTACCTGTACGGCTCCAAGGTTTAACTTGAAGTGTTCCGTTAATAGTTGCATTACCTGCACCTACTTGGTGAAGAATCCAAGGTTCACCGTTAATAGTTACGCCCCAACGCAAAGCACCCGCACCGTACCATGCGTATTCCATCCAAACCATTTGGACGGCGCTCCAGTTAAGGGAGTTAATAATATTTTGATTACCGTTCCATACACCCATGTCAAACACGGTATCGACTGGTGTACCACCTGAGTCAGAACGAATTACACAGTACATTCCAGCAGGGTTAGTTACTGTTGGATTGTTTTGCATAATAAATATGCCGTTGGAATCATCAAAGATACCAACACGTTGAAACTGCCCTAATGTAGCTCCACCAAAGTTAACGT